GCTGATCTACTTATTATCGATGACCCTCATTCCGAACAAGACGCAATGTCAACAACAGCAATGGATAATGCATGGGAGTGGTATACATCTGGTCCACGTCAACGATTGCAACCTGGCGGATCAATCGTCTGTGTTATGACCCGTTGGTCAGAGAAAGATCTGACCGGAAACTTAGTAAGAGCTATGGGCGAAGTCAAAGCAGACCAATGGGACGTGATAGAGTTTCCTGCAATCCTACCTAATGAAAAACCTGTGTGGCCTGAATATTGGAAGTTAGAAGAATTAGAATCTGTCAAAGCATCACTGAGTGAGCGTAAATGGCAAGCCCAGTGGCAGCAGAATCCTACCGGCGAAGAGGGTGCAATCATACGGCGTGAGTGGTGGCAAGAATGGGACAAGAAAGAAATACCCATGCTACGCCATATCATACAATCTTACGATACAGCGTTTACCAAAAAAGAAACGGGTGACTATAGTGCTATATCCACGTGGGGTGTGTTTTATCCTGACGAAGTAACACCCAATATAATTTTGCTAGATGTCGTTAAAGATAGGCTAGAGTTCCCTGAGCTTAAACGTATAGCTTTGGAGCAGTATAAATACTGGGAACCGGAGTCCGTGATCATAGAAGCCAAAGCCTCGGGCCTCCCGCTCATACAAGAATTACGTCAGCTCGGTATACCCGTTATCAACTTTACACCTAGCAAAGGCAATGATAAGTTATCGAGAGTGCACGCTGTTGCTCCTGTTTTTGAGAGTGGCGCAGTATGGGCACCGAATGAACGCTGGGCTGAAGAGATGATAGAGGAATGTGCTATGTTTCCACACGCAGAACATGACGATCTTGTCGACTCTATGAGCCAAGCACTACTACGGTTTCGTAAGGGGAACTTTGTAGCGTTGCATGATGACTACCAAGATGAGCCCACGGACCACGGACAAACGGAGTATTATTAATGGCCTACAATCCTTTTGATGATGTAATCTTAAATGACCCCGCCTACATGGCTAACGGGGGATCATTACCATTACCTAGGCCACAAATAGGTATTGACTTTCCACAAGCAACACAACAACAAGAAGATAAACCTTTTGTACCGCAAAGATCTGTCATACCACAACAAAGAGTAGATCCATCACAGCAAGAACCAGGTTTTAAACCCGTAGCATCTTTGATAGCGGGAGCTTACAAACTGTTAACACCTGAACAAGAAACTTTAGATCAGATAGAAAAGGATCAACAGCTAAGATCCTTAGCTACACAACAAGCATTTCAAGGGACAGAGTTTGAAGAGTTTGCGGGTGAGTTTGATTTACCTAGTTCCGTCTTACAAAACCAAAAAGCCATGAATCTTTTAGAGCAAGCAGGATTTAGGAGAGAGGGTTTCACAGAGGGCCTAAGTCGAGTTGGACAGTTTTTTTATGGCAATCAAAGACAAGCGTTTGACAAATTAAAAAGGGGAGAACAATTAACCAGTGATGATAGACTATCTATAGCATTAGCGCCATTAGATGCTTTAGACTTTTTGTTACCACCAGTTGCGATAAAAAAGTTAGCAGGTATAGGACTTAAAAATATTAATCAAGTTTTAAAATCTACATCTGATTTACCAGAGGTACGACAAGTCAAACAATTATTCGGTGGCGAACCATTACCAGCTATTGGTCGTGCAGACGGACCACCAGGGATGGACACCGGACCACGGATCGCATTAGCACCAGCAGATGAGGGCGCAGGTAGTGGCACAAAATTACCTGAAGAAATTAGAAAACCAACTTACGAAATTTTGCCAGGTGTAGGCAAGGGTAAAGGATTAGTATCAAAACAAAAAGATATTGATAATAGAATCATAAAAATAATCGAAGATAACCCAGAAGGCATAGCTCAAATGGGATCTAAGGCTGCTCAAAAAAAATTTAAGTTTGATATTAAATCTTACAAGAAATCAATAGATAGAATAGAGAAGGCAAACCCCGAAGTTGATTTAACAAATTTTAAATTTGCAGAAGATAGAGGACGACAAATAACTAAAGAAAAAAAAGCTCAGCAAGACGCAACTAATTTAGAAAAAATTAAAAATGCTACGTCTCTAAAAGAAGCGGCTGAATTGACTGGCACCTCTGTAAAAGCCATGAGAGGTTTAGTTGATAGAGCAGGAGATCAAAAATTAGCAGATAGATTAGGTATAGGTGCTGTAGAAAAAGAGTCAGCACGAAGAAAAAATGTATTAGAAAATTTTTTAGAACAAAATAAAAATCAAGAGTTCACTAGACCTGAGCTAGCAAGACGCACCGGTATACCGTTAGAATTTGTAAAAGATAAACGAGCCTTTCAATCAACGAAACCAAATCTTATAGAGTACCAAAGTATAAAAAACAAAGAATTTGATGAAAGAATATCTGAAATGAACAGACTAATTGATGATATTAGTTCTGGTAAAATACAAGGTCGAAGAGGTCCCAAATATTACAAAGAACAAGGATATAATGCTTTTACAACTGGTCAAATAAATAATCACCCATCATATTTAGCGTTTCCTACAAAAGGTGAAAAATTAAAACTTAAAGTTAAACCTGAAAACTTATCAAACATTATAGGACAAAAAAATAGACCACCAGGTGAAATAATTGATCACATAACAAATTACGTAAATTTAGAAATTGGACCTAGCTCTACACTAAAAAACAGAGCTAAGATTGCATTTAGAGAGTATTTTAGATCACTGTCAGATGCTAATAAAACAGAACTTACTAAAATATTAAGTGACCCAGAACTTTTTGGGTTTGTGCCTAAAAGCACTTTGGATAAAGCTGGTAATGTTATTCCAAATAAGGATTGGGATCAACTAACTCAAACAAGAAATTTAGAAAATTTATATAATACTGTTTTAAGCTTAACAGATCCTGTTGATATTATTAAATTAGGTGAAGCACAGGATTTAAAAAGAGCCATTAATAAATATGCAGATGAAAAATTTTTTAATGCATTAAATGGTAGTCCAGCTTTACAAAAACAATTTATTGATGAGGTAAATCGAGTTTTACCTGATAACGATTATGGTAATGATTGGACTAAAGCTTTTGAAAAATTTAAAAGCAGATTTCATGGACAAATATCTCATGAGTTTTCACAGAGAATGTTGGGCACTAAAAAAAACAGATTTTCACTGGCTCCTGGAATGGAGGGTAAGTTTGGAGATCCAGCATCCTTTAGAATAAATTTTGACAATCATAATGTTGCTTTACAACCTGTAATCGAAAACGGAACTAAACAAACCATTGCAAAAATGAACAAGGCTAAGAATGTTGGTGATCAAACAGTAGAGTTAGCAAAAATAATTGATAATGATGTAGAGCTAAAAAAGAGAGGTATGTTAGCCTATATTAGATTTACTGACAAACAAATGTCAGATGCATCATTTAATTTTTTAAAAAGAAATTTAGCACCTAATCAAGTTTTTATGACTTCTAAAGGTTTCGGCAAAACACCTAAGGGCATTAAAACCTTAATATTAGGCGATCCAAAAAAACCAGACTTTAATGGCTTGAAATCATATCTAGATGAAAAAATAGATGCATTTGTTGCAAACCCAAAAAAATTTAAATTAGATAAACGTAAACCAACAGGTGCTGATCAAGATGACATGATTGAAGCGGGTGATAACAAAAGCATTAGACTTGGTTTTATTAACAAAGAGTCATTTAAAGAAGGAGGCCCTGTGCGTATGGCCATTGGCGGTGATCCGTTGCAAAATATTAATCAACAACAGTTTATGCCTGACCCAGCATTTGAAGGTGAAGACTTCTTTCAACAAGCAGTAGACTCAGGCAACCTTACTGCATTTAATCCTACAAAATTATTTAAGGTGTTTGGTAAAGTAGACGCTGTAGAAACACCAAAGAAGAAAATTCAAACAGATACTCAGGTGGGACCACCAGGTACAACATTACCTGCTACACAACAAATGCAACCATCCGACTTTGCTTTTAAATCTTTTACACTAGAAACTATTATGGACCCTAACGCACCAAAGGCTGCAAGACCACAAGACTGGCAAAACTTTTTCAAAGGCAAGGCTGCACCTGAGGCAGAGTTGAACGACTCAGGTATTATGCAATATTTAAGTGACTTTGCAGAATACTACCCAAATCAAAAAATTACACAAAAGCAACTCGTAGACTTTTACGAAACATCACCTATGGGTAATATTAGTATTAAAGTAAAACAAGACCCTGGAGATGTTGCAGATTCGGAGCTTGCAAATTTTCTTGGTAGGCCACGACATAAAAATGCAGGTGATCAACCATTAGATGAAGTTGGAGAGAACTATCGAGAGGTCGTGGTGCAATCAGGACCCTTACCTGGTGAGGGTAAACCATTCGTTGCGAGTGGACATTATTCAGAAGAAAATGTTTTAGGATTTACAAGAGTTGCTGATTACAAAAACGTAGATGGACAAACAGTGGCAGTCATACAAGAATTACAGACTGACATGTTAACAAAAGTTCGCAAAGAACAAGAAAGATTAAATGCGTTATTAAAAAGAATTGAAAACATAAAAGAAAGAGCTAATCAAAGATTACAGCAAGATGATACTTTTGAACGACAAATGGGTGAGCGTACTTTAGAAAATATTAATAGTGAGTTTCCTCCTGCTACATTAGAAAAACTACAACAAAATTTATCTGCAATTAAACCTTTTCCTAATACAGCGGGTAAAGAGTTAATTCCTACCTACGCAAAACAATTAAGCGATTTACAAGCACAAATTAATAAACTTGCAGATATAGACATTCAAACACCAAATCCTGAGACTCTGTTCAGCATAGCTAATGTTGAGACACAACAACAAAAAGTTTTAGATAATCTTCTAGATCTTACAAGAGATAGTGAGTTAGAAAGAGATTTAAAAGGTGTTAAAGTTCCCTCTAGTGATGAGTCTGATGCATTAACAGCGTTTGGACAAAGTAGTGACAGCATAGATTCTGTTTATGGAGGTTTTAAAGATTTAGAATTATTTCCTCCAATACCATTTAATAAACAACCTGACTATGTTGACTTATTGTTGAAAGCAACAATAAAAGATGCACAGACAAAAGGCATAAACAAAGTAGCAATAATGCCAGCGGATAAGGTAAATCAAAGATGGAACAAAGACCCAACAGGTCCTGCGGGTGTAAAATTTAACAATTTGTACGGCAAAGTTACTGTCCAACAAATGAAGAATATTGCAAAAAAATACAAAGGTAATGTTGCAATAGAAAAAATTGTTGATTATAAAAAACCAAGTAAAGCTCTAAGATTTTTCAATAGAGATGTAGACGGTGGTTTAAAGTTGAATAGAGAGGATGTGGGTAGACGTACAGATAGCGAAGAGGGCTTAAATGAATTTTATAATGAACAAATAAGAAGATTTGTAAGTGGTGGAGGTTACCGAGATAAAGATGTCGTGTTAACTAGAGAGGTGGCTCCAGGACAATTTCAAGATTTTTTTGTACGTGCTGATGATGACAGTGTAAATTTTGTGCCATTAGGCGAGGGTGACACTATAAATGATGCCTTAATTGTTATAGAGGAGTTTAACCCACAACTTGTAGATATGGTTACGTTAACATTAGATAGTCCACAATCTAAAGGGCCTTTCTTTATGTTTAAGAAAAAAGATGGTGGCACAATTGCAAAAGATAGTTTAGTTTCAATCACAGATATATTCGGTGAATATGGTAGATAAATATAACAGCACATCAGACGATCCTAACGAAGATAATCAAAGAATAACTTCAGCAGATGATAGAATCGAGGTAGAAGAGACAGGCACTACTGTAGATTTAGATACATCAAGCGATCCTAATATTGAAATTATTGAAGATGGTAGTGCTATAGTTGGACAACAAGATACGCAAATAGCAACAGGTTTTACATCTAACTTAGCAGAGGTGTTAGATGAAAGTTATATGCAATCTTTATCTAACGAATTGGTTGAAAAAATTGAAGCCGATAAATCATCAAGAGATGATTGGGAGCAGTCTTACACAAAGGGTTTAGATCTTTTAGGTTTTAAATATGAAGAGAGAACTAGACCATTTAGAGGTGCCTCTAGTGTTAATCACCCAATGTTAGCTCAGGCAGTCACACAGTTTCAAGCAATGTCTTATGTTGAGCTTTTACCTAGTGATGGTCCTGTTAGAACACAAGTAGTAGGTGCAAACACAACACAATTACAACAAGCAGCCGAGCGTGTAAAAGATTACATGAATTATGAGATCACTCATAACATGGAAGAATACAATCCAGAGATGGATCAGTTATTATTTCAGTTACCCTTATCTGGTAGTGCATTTAAAAAAATATATTTTGAAGAAACACTAAACAGAGCCACATCTAAATTTATTCCTGCAGAAGATGTTATTGTTCCATACGGTGCGTCAGATTTAGATAGTTGCGAAAGAATTACACAAGTCATTAAAATGTCTATGAATGACTTAAGAAAAAAACAAGTGTCAGGATTTTACCTAGACATTGATTTGCAATCTTATGAAAGCGATGAATATACTTCTGGTGTTCAAGAAAAGAAAGATCAAATAGACGGAACTAAATCAGATTACCTTAGCGATATGGCTGAGCTATATGAAATACATGTTGATCTAGACCTAGAGGGTTTTGAAGACATGAATGCTAAGACTGGCGAACCTAGTGGGATTATGCTTCCATACATAGTGACGATAGATAGAACATCAGGTCAAGTATTAAGCGTTTACAGAAACTATAATCAACAAGATCCACTTAGAAAAAAGAATGAATACTTTGTTCACTATAAGTTTTTACCAGGTTTAGGTTTCTATGGTTTTGGATTAATACACATGATTGGCGGTTTAACTAGAACTGCCACATCTGCACTTCGTCAGTTATTAGATGCTGGAACATTATCCAACTTACCAGCAGGTTTTAAGTCACGAGGTTTAAGAGTTCGTGATGATGATCAACCTTTACAACCTGGTGAGTTTAGAGATGTCGATGCACCTAACGGAATTATTCGTGAAGCATTAATGCCTTTACCTTACAAAGGGCCCGACCAAGTTTTATTACAACTATTAGGCGTATGTGTAGATGCAGGTAAACAATTTGCAGCAGTAGCAGATATGCAGCTATCTGAGATAGGTAGCTCACAAACACCAGTCGGCACTACAATGGCATTGATGGAACGTGGCACAAAAGTTATGTCTGCAGTTCACAAAAGATTACATTACGCACAGAAAAAAGAATTTAATCTTCTTGCTAATATTTTTAAATTAACTCTACCTCCAGTATATCCATATAATGTTACTGGTGGTCCAAGAGAAATTAAAGTTTTAGATTTTGCAGATTCCATAGATATTTTACCGGTTTCAGATCCAAATATTTTTTCGATGTCGCAAAGAGTTACTCTTGCACAAAATCAATTACAACTCGCACAGTCAAATCCCCAAATACATAATCTTTATGAAGCATATAGAAGAATGTATATCGCATTAGGAGTAAAAGATGTTGAACAAATTTTACCTATTCCAAAAGGACCACAACCACAAGATCCTGCACTAGAACATAGTGTAGTTTTAAAAGGTGCAAACTTACAAGCATTTCCGCAACAAAATCATGAGCTACATATTAAGTCGCATAGATTTTTTATGTCATCTGCTTTAGTTAAGGCTAATCCTATGGCAGTGATGAATTTAACATCTCATATTATGCAGCACGTATCTTTATTAGCAACGCAGGTAGTTGATCAAGCTTTAGTAGAAGAGGCAGAAAAATTACGTGCACAATTTGGTGATCAGATACCACCAGAACAAATACAAGCTCTACAAATGCAACGTGGTATAAAAATTGACGAAGAAATAGCAAAAATTACAGAACAAATGGTGCTAGAAGAGGCAGAATCAATGCAGGATCAAAACATGGATCCACTTGTAATGCTTAAACAACAAGAGTTAGCACTGAGACAAGCAGAAATGGAGATGGATTCTCAACTAAAAGGCGAACAACAAGGTCTTAGAGAAAATCAATTTGATTACAAACAAGTTTTAGACGCACAAAAATTACAAAAAGACTACGATTTAGCAAATTTACGTGCTGATGTAGCTAGAGAGAGAACAAATGCCCCTAAACAAGAAGGGTAAAAAGATAAAAAAGGCCATGGCGAAGACTTATGGCAAGAAAGAAGGTGCAAAAGTGTTTTATGCAAGCATAAACAAGGGTAAAATAAAGGGAGTAAAGAAAAAATGATGAATTTTTTAGTAGGCCCTATCGCAAATTTGGTTACTGATGCGGTAAAAGGCTTTGTTGAGACAAAAAAAGCAAAAGCAGACCTTGCTTTGACTGAAATCAAGGCACAAAAGTCGTTGAAAGAGCAGCAGATAGCTGGAAAAATTTCGTGGGAGGCTACTGCAGTTGATCAAATGAAGGGGAGCTGGAAAGACGAGCTAATTTTGATATGCCTGTTGGTTCCGGCGGTGGCAGTCTTCATACCCGGATGGACACCACATATAAAAGCGGGTTTTGAAGCATTACACTCACTCCCTGATTATTATAAGCACCTCTTATACATCGCCTGCAGTGCGAGCTTTGGCATTAAGGGAGCAAAAGGCGCAATGGGATTAATAACAAAAAAGAAATGAAAGGAGTATGTATGAAATGCGATTGTCCGTGTCATTGTGATCAATCTTGCAATGAGTGTGGGTGCGTAGGATGCACTTGTAAAAATGAAGAAACCGAAGAGACTAACGAAGACAGTGCCTCCTAAAAAAGGACCAGTTCCACAAGGGTTGCAAATCCCACCTAAAAATATACAAATAGTTAAGACAAATAAAAAAGGCACTTAACTATGAAACAAACTTATTTTAAAATACCTGGGTGGTTCAATTACTCAGAGGCTTACGACTGCATTGTAGATTTAATTCCAGAAGATGGAAAAATTGTAGAGATAGGATCTTTTCTAGGTAGATCAACACATTACTTAGCCACATCTTTAATGAATGCAAATAAAGAAAATGTAAAAATTTATTGTGTTGACACTTTTCAGGGCTCCTCTGAACATATAAATTTAAAATTACCAAAAGATTTTTTTTCAATATTTAAAGAAAACCTAAAATTTTTTATAGGTCGAGAGATGGTAATACCTTATCAAGGAAGATCAGACAGTGAAGATATACTTAACAAATTTGAAGATGGCAGTATTGATTACATAATGGTTGATGGAGCGCACGAACATGAGCCTGTGCTAGATGACATTGAAAACTGGTGGCCTAAATTAAAATCTGATGGTGTAATGTTAGGCGATGATTTTGATTTAGAGTCTGTCAGTGAAGCTGTTAGACAAATGATGACTAAACTTAATACTCAAGGTTTTAGTGTAAATGGTAGCAGGGAACAAACTTGGTTTACTTCAAAAGGTCAGCATCATAAAAAATTAGAAAAAATAGTTCCTGGAGTTAATTCTCTTACATGAGCACTAGAGTATTATATGAGTATCAAAAACAATTAAAATTATACTCTCAACAAATTTTTGACGCTTTTACACAGGGGGTTGAAAATTTTGAAGAATATAAGTATATTCAAGGTAAACTACATATGTTAAACATATGCCAACAGGAGCTTTCTCGCCTGCTGGACGAAGAGGAGAAAAATGATGACTAAAACATTATATGTGCCTGATCACATTATGGAAAAATATAATAATCCTAATGAGGGTGTAAAGGCAGATAGAACAGAATTACAAAAATTACCAAAGCCAGTCGGATGGCGTATATTGGTATTACCATTTAAAGCAAAGCAACAAACAAAAGGTGGAGTTTTACTTACTGATAAAACTATTGAGGATTCACAATTGACAGCATCAGTCGCTCTTGTATTAGATACAGGTGCCGATGCATATAAAGATAAAGAAAAGTTTCCTAATGGACCTTGGTGTAAACAAGGAGATTGGGTCGTGTTTGGCAGATACGCAGGATCAAGACTAAAGATTGAAGGAGGAGAGGTCAGGTTACTTAATGATGATGAGATACTCGGAACCGTTGAAACACCTGAAGATGTATTAACAATTATATAACATGGGAGGTTAACCATGCAAACAGAACTTAAAACTGTAAAAGATGAAAAGCTCGTAGATCTGGATATATCAGGCGATGGAGCAGAAATCGAATTAGAAGACAAGTCTCACGGTGCAGTAAAACCTGACAAATATGAACAAATAAAAACAGAAGAAAAAGATCCACTGAAACCAGCAGATGTTGAAGTCGCTGAGGAGCAATCTGAAGAGATGGATCAATACTCTGATAAAGTAAAAAAACGTATTGATAAACTAACATTTAAAGTAAGAGAGGCTGAAAGAGAAAGAGAAGCAGCCTTACAATATGCACAAAGTGTTCAACAGCAATTAAATGAAAGTAAAAAGAAAACTTATGACATTGATAAAGGTTATATGTCTGAGAGTGAGGTTAGAAATAAAATGGCATCTGACCTAGCTAAGGAAAATTTAATTAGAGCAAGAGAGGCAGGCGACTACACAAAAGAAGAGGAGGCTAGACAAGCCTTAACTAAATTAGATTTAGAAGCAGAAAGAATACGTGTCACAAAGCAGAAAAAAGAACAAGAGTATGAGGCTTTCCAAAAAGAAATGGAAGCGCAACCTCAACCTCAGGTTCCACAGCAAAATCTAAGACAACCTTCTCAAAAAGCTCTTGATTGGGCAGCGGAGAATACTTGGTTTCAAAAAGATCAAGATATGACTGACTATGCACAAAGAATACACCGTGGATTAGTAGCGGAAGGATTTGACACAGAATCAGATAACTATTACAATGAGCTTACTCAAAGAGTAAAATTAAAGTTTCCTGAATCTTTTGAAGATTCAGATCAGACAACTAGAAGCGCTAAAATCGCCCAACCAGTCGCTTCTGCAAATAGGTCTGCAACCATAGGGCGCAAATCTGTTAGGTTAAGTCCTAGTCAGGTAAAAATAGCTAATAAGCTTGGAGTCCCTTTAAGTGAATATGCTAAGTACGTATAGGAGGTACACATGACAGATAAAAAAACACCAAGAAGTGCACAAACAAGGGCAACTGAGGAACGAAGAAAACCTTGGAAGCCACCGTCTCAATTAGACGCACCACCATGTCCTGATGGATATAGGCAAAGATGGCTTCGACATCGTGTCAATGGCATGGATGATACTAAAAATATCAATGCTAGACTCAGAGAGGGCTGGGAGTTAGTGAGAGCTGACGAACATGATAAAAGTCTTTACTCTGCATATAACGGAAGCATCAAAGCTTATGAGGGTGTCATCAGTGTAGGTGACTTGCTATTGGCAAGAATACCTCAAGAAACTGTTGATGAGCGTAATGCTCATTACAAGCGACTAACTGATCAACAGACAGAAGCTTGGGAAACAGATCCTTTGAGGGAGCAACATCCTAGTATGCCTATGAATAATGATAGGCAAAGTCGTGTATCTTTTGGTGGTGGCAATAAGAAACCATCCTAAGATACTTAAATACAAAGGAGATGAACTATGGCAAATCAACAAGGAAACTTTGGATTTCGTCCCGTTCAAATGCTTGGTGCAGCTTATAATGGTCAAGGCCAACAAGAGCTGACAATTGCAAGTAACGAGACCAATTCAATATTTCAAGGTGATCCAGTTGTATTAAATGCAAACGGGTCAATTTCTCGTGGATCTTCTGCTGGTGCTGAACTGATTGGTATTTTTAATGGTTGCTTTTTTACAGACCCTACAACGTCTAAACCAACTTTTTCAAATCACTATCCAGGCGCCATCGTAGCAAGTGATATCGTTGCTAACGTAATCACAGATCCAGATGTGGTGTTTGAAGTCAAAGTAGATGACGCAAACGCTGGAGTAGCACAGGTTGGTTCAACATGTAACATCGCAACATATAGTGCAGGAGATACAACTTCAGGTATTTCTGATGTCGCTATTGATGGTGATACATTTGCAACTAGCAGTGCATCTAACTTCGCTGTTGTCGCATTATCAACTGATGTCGACAATAGTGACTATACTGCTGCTAACGCTAACATTCTTGTTAGAATTAATAAGCATCAGTTTAGAGATACTACAGGAACTTCAGATCGTGCATTCGAAGAAGAAGTAATGTTATCAGGATTTGGTAATGCAAGAACGAAGAGTGAAGGTGGATCAATTATCTATGATAATGCAACAGAAACTTTCACAGCACGTTACACACATGAAACAATTGCACTTGGTTTTGCAATCACTGAGGAAGCTGTTGAAGATAATCTTTATGACAGAATCTCAGCAAGATACACAAGAGCACTTGCACGTTCCATGGCAAACACAAAACAGGTGAAAGCTGCAAACGTTTTAAACAACGGTTTTGATAACAACTTCCCTGGTGGTGACGGTGTTGCTCTTCTTTCTGACGCACACCCACTTGTTTCAGGTACATTAAGAAATGAACTTGCAGTGGCTGCTGACCTTAATGAAGCATCATTAGAGCAATCTCTAATCGATATTGCTGCATTTGTGGACGAGAGAGGTTTACTAATCTCTACTCAAGGAAGAAAACTTATTGTTCCTTCTGAGTTACAATTCGTTGCTGACAGATTAACAGAGTCTGCATTCAGACCTGGCACTGCTGACAATGATGTAAACGCAACAAGAAACATGGGTATGATTCCTGAGGGTTATACAGTAAACAACTACTTAACAGACCCTGATGCGTTCTTCATTAAAACCGACATTCCTAACGGATTTAAACTTTTCCAAAGAGCACCAATTAGAACCTCAATGGAAGGTGATTTCGATACAGGTAATGTAAGATACAAAGCTAGAGAGAGATACTCATTTGGTTTCTCTGATCCTAGATGTGTATTCGGTTCACCTGGTGCATAATCAGATTTTTTCATAATAATACTAAGGGCGGTTGTCTTTGACTCCGCCCTTTTTTTATGCAATATTGAAAGTCTAGCAAAAACAATCATGCACCACTGAGCTAGCAGACGGTATAGAGACTGCATGGTTATGGTCTATACAACCAAGGAGGTTTAATATGGCTGGAACACACTTTAAAGGCCCTTTATTATTCTCATCAGCGAGAGCAAGTCTTGAGAATCTTAAACAATCAATGTGGCCTGATCAATTCACCTACATGGATGATTTCTATGAGGGTGCCGTTGACACAACATTAAAATGGACAATCGTTAAAGACTCAGGAGCTAGTGCTGCTATTGTAGCAGATGCGACTGGTGGTGAGATTGCCCTAACATCTACAGCAACAACAGAAAATGATGGTGCTTCGATTCAAGGTAAACATGAGATCTTTTCTCTACCTACAACAGCAGGTGATAGCATTTGGTTTGAAACAAGAATTAAAACATCTGATGCAGATCAAATGGATATTCTTGTTGGATTAACAGAGACATTTGCAACTAACCCAGAAAACGCTTTAGCATCTTCTAACATTATTGGATTCTTGTTAGCTGATGGTAGCGCAGTTATTTCTGGTGTCACTGAAGCTAGTGATACTGCAACTACAGTAACGTTCTCTGATACAACAAAGTCTACTTTAGCTGATGACACTTTTGTGACTTTAGGTTTTAAAGCTACAAAAGGCACTTCAACCGATACTGTTAGATTTTACATCAACAGACAAGAAGTGGGAGCATCACAGACAAACATTCCAACAGCAAATCTTAAATTATGTGCTATGAGTGTGTCAGGTACCGCATCTGGAACACAGGTGACAACCCTAGATTACATCATGGCTGCTCAAGACAGAGCTGTGAGTTACGAATAGGAGTAAACAATGTCCGTAACACCAATTAATAGTAAATTGTTTAAAGCTGTATCTGCAAGCACAACTGCGATTGCAGTAGCTCAAACATTATCAGGTGCCGGAAATATGAACTTGACTTCATCATCTGTGAGTGATGGATCAAATATGGACACTACTGTTACTCTTACATCTACAGGTAACATTTCAGGCGTTACATTTACTGTGACAGGAACTGATGCTAGTGGATCTACGATTACTGAAGATATTACAGGACCAAACAATACGACTGTAACTGGTTCTACTAAATTTTTGACAGTAACGCAGATTGCAGCAGACGCAGCAGTCTCTACAAATACTTCTGCAGGTTTTACTGCTACTTCAGGTACTGCAGGTATAGTATTTGCAGGAGGCACTAGAGTTAGAGGACTTCATGGAGTCAGTAGCTCTACAGCAGGAGCTTTAATAATTAGAGATGGTTCACAAAGTGGAACTAAATTATTAGAGATAGATACTCCCGCTGCTGCAGGTCAGGTGGATCCATATATTCCAGATGAGGGAATACGTTTCAAGGACGGTGCATATATTGACATAGGTGCTGGGTATACCAGTGTCTCAATTTTCTTTGATGGGTAATGGCTAGAGATAAGCAACCACCAAGAACAAAAAAATATTTCCGCCCCACAAAAGCTGGGGCGGGAATGACTAAGGCAGGAGTTGCTAAATATAGACGTGACAATCCAGGTTCTAAATTAAAAACTGCTGTTACAGGTAAAGTCAAACCCGGTAGTAAAGCAGCAAAAAGAAGAAAATCGTTCTGTGCTAGAAGTGCAGGACAAATGAAAAAATTTCCTAAGGCAGCAAAAGATCCAAACTCAAGATTAAGACAAGCTAGAAAAAGATGGAAGTGCTAAATGTTTAAAGGTTACATCTATCTTATTTGTGCTTTTCTATCGCTTTGTTTTTTATTTTTTTCAATACAAAATTCATGGGCTGAAACTAACACTGTGTCCAGCACGGTAGTTAACAATACGCCGCCAACAGCAAATGCACCGGTAGTCCCTAATTCTAATAGTGATATATGTAAGGTTGGTATTGGCGGAGCAGTTCAAAATAATGTGTTAGGTATTGCTACAGGTGTTCTTGTAGACGATGAGCTATGTCAGCTTCTCAAGCTATCCCGCAGCCAATTTGCTTACGGCATGAAAGTGTCGGCGGTAGCCCTGTTGTGTCAGGACCCACGTGTCTGGACGAGTATGCAAGACGCTGGGACTCCGTGTCCAGTCAACGGGCTCATTGGCCAAGAGGCAGCTGATTACTGGGCAGAGCATCCTCATTTAATTCCAGACGGCAGTAGATACAAACCAGAATATATTGCCGCCAATAAACCAGAACCAAAGGAGTTTAGTGATGCGCAAAACGTTGCTATGTTTAAAACTTTTTTCCTTATTACTACTGGCCTCCTTTTATTCTAGGGCTGACTGTTTACCTGACGCTACAGGTAAAAATTTTACAGGTCTTTGCACTCCAGGTGTAACTATCACAGAAGAAGAAAACATTGTTGTCACTGAAGAAGACAAAGGCACAGAGATAGTTACAACTACCACCACAACAACCACGACCACTACCACAACTGTTACTAACGAGGACTCAGGTAATATATTA